AAGGGACATCATCTCTACCTGTTTTTGTATTTCAACATCGTCGGTCATTTTTTTACCCACTCCATAGGGATAGACCCTTCGGCCCATTCAAAGTTGTATCTTGCACACCAAGTAGCATACGTCGTCTTGCTACCCTTGTAAATCTTATTCTTGGCATTCATAAAGACAAACCGAATATCTAACTCAGGATGTTGTTTCTTCATCAATACCATCTTCACTCTGTCGCCCTTATCTAGGTGGCCTTTAGCTTCTACATAGATGTTTGTTTCTGGGAAGTAAAAGTCGGGAGTGTAGTGTCGAGGGGCAGGTATGTATTCAAACTTATCCTGTTCGTAAAAGAATGTCACGTTCTTGGATACTAGAGTCCGTGCCAAGTTGAGTTCAAACTTAGACCTGTATTTTACCTTGTTATTCAAAAGGTTACCCCTATCGATATTAATCTTTTTTCTAGGTACCCTGCCAGTTTGGGTGAATACTTTTCTATGTTGGTAAGTTCTTTTGTCAAAGGGTGCATCGGCACACATACATACGCTCCTGAAAATGACGTTCTACTGATATGCTGTAGCTCAGTCTCTACCTTCTTTATGTCTCGTGCTTCTGTGTCAGAGACTAGGTGACCATCTGTACCATAGTGGTTAATCAAAGTTAAGGGTAGTCCTTTGTTGTGCAACCGCAAACGAGTTACCCTACGTTCTCCCCCTGAACCAGAGCTAGACTCTATGTACACATGACTAAGGTCACTGTTTAACTCCATGAGTTCTACCTCATAGTCTTTTACAAATAGGTACGGCATCTTTACATTTCCTTATTTTTAAGTTTGTCGTACCACACCGTAGGTGGAAACTTTGCTTTGGAAGTAACCTTACCATGCAGAATAGCGTCAGGCCAACAGTGTGATCTGTACCCACACAAGTTACACTGTCTGGGAAGAACTTTGTTACCTGTTCGTATGACTTCACCGTTGCGCTTGTAAGATTCAAACTCTGACTTGAACGGAACAAACGGTTCTACATCAGGATTGCTAAGAAACTTGACTCGTTCCTCTGCATCTTTTAAGTAGGCTTCTTTATCATCCTGCGCCCAATCCGGCACTTCAACAATAGCCACCATACCACTAGACTTGTTAACAACGATCCACCCCCCAAACGGTAAGCCTGTAGCTTCCGCATAAAGAAACCCCTGCATGACATAGCCAAAGGGGTCATCTTCTTTTAGTTTGTCGTATCCACCGTTCATACCAGTGAACTTGTAGTTAAATGCCCAATCACTTGCTGACTTAACATCCCACACCTTCTCTACCCCTAACTCATCACGGATGATAACATCAAGAGTACCGTTAACCAGTGTGTCTCCTACTTGCAACTGAACGGCTTGTTGGTAATCAACAATATCTACCCCAGCTTCTTTCATTATAAGCATAAGGATTGATTCTGTCAGGTCACCAAACATAAATCGGAACAGGGTGTTGTACTCCATGTCTTCCTTGATACCCTTCTTCTCCAACACCTGCTGGCAAAGAGGGCGACCAAGACCTGACATACGAATACGGAACTCACCCCGTTGACGAACGAGTTGTCGCTCTGCTGCTTCAGTACACTCTTCAGCAAAGTCTTTAACTGCTTGCGGGGAGACAGTAGTTTCCCCCCGCAAAGCTTTAGTCATGTGATCCTGTATTTTAAGCAGCGTTAGCATTGTCAAAATCCGCTGCTAGGTCAACGTCATCCTCATCAGCGATCAGCTTCATAGCCTCACGGTTCTGATTCATAATGTTTTCGTTGTGACCTTTTACAGTTTCAGCGAACATTGTCATTAGCTTCTTGTCTTCATCTGTGATGTCAACTTCTGCCTCTAATGTAGGTACAGGAGTCCAGTACGTTACACTACCATTCTTGTGCTTGTGAGTGGTGAGAGAGACAGAACACTTCTGCATCAGTTTCTTTTGCTTTGCCAAGCTATCGATGAAGTCACCAATAGGCTTATAGCCAGAGCGTTTGAAATATGAGACAATAGGCTGATCAGTAATCTCTGTAACTACACCGTCAGCATCTTTAAATGTTCCGCTGATCTTGGCATAGATTACCTGATTACAGACAACAGCCCGTGACCTTAGATAGTCTGGGTCATCCTTTGACAGTTTGTCTTCTTCATCACGAGTCAATCTTCCCGCTTTGTTTACACCATCACTTGCTGGAAACATACCCGACAGGCTTGTCTTCTGTACTGTCTTTGAAGAGAAAGTACCTGCTTCCTGATCCCAAAGGCTGTATTCAAACGTACGTAAGATTGGGCGTATTGATACCTTATCGGCATACAAGAACCTGCCATCAAGATACATCTTCCACGAGCCACGAGTCAGGGACTTACCGTCCTCTGTCTCTGCATCGTAGTTGATATTAATTCGTGGCAAGCCTACCTGACGGTTTGAGTTACCGCCCTGCCCACTTGCTTGCATAAGTGCTTCAGCATCGTCGCTGTTAAATGCTGCAACGATTGCGTCCATGTTGTCTAGTTCCATTACTTCTGTTCCTGTTTCCATGATTTTTCATGCTCCTATTTCAGGGTTGTAGAATGATACTACAGGTTTACTACTTCAGTGTCAAGCCAATTCTTACCTATTTTTAATTCAATCTCAACAGGCATATCGTATTCAACTCCGTATCGGTTTACGCTCTCTGTAGGTAGTGATAACATTGCATACTCTAACAGTTTGATACAAGCGTCTTTTTCATCAGGGTGTACATCAAGCACAATAGAATCGTGTACCGTGTTACAAATAACTGACTTAAGTTTTCTGGTTCTCATCATCTTGCTCAAGCGAACAAGAGCAGTAGGAAGCAGGTCAGCGGTAGCAAACCCCTGTACAGGATAGTTGCATATTGCTGTACGATTTGTGGCTGTACCCCACTCTGTCCACCGCGCAGATGGGAAAGCATACTGCCTACCACTTGGAAGGGTGATCTGCTTCGTTTTAACGGCCTCTCGCTGGAGTTTGTCATGCCAGAGGGTAACTCCCTCATACTTTTCTTTAAAGGCTCTGTAGTAGCGTTGTTGGGCTGTTGTTCCGGTGGTGCCGCCGTATAGAGGTTTGAAGGTATGTGCCTTTGCTTCTTGTCGGCTGCATCCGATAATATTAGCAGTATACTGGTGAACATCTGTACCCTCACTTACATCAACATACGCTTGGCTATCCTTTGCAAGGAAGCCAGCCACCCTAAATTCTAGTTGCGAGTAATCCCCCTCAAGTATAAACCCACCCGGAAAGCGACTCTCGACAACCTTGCGTATAGCGAAGGTATTTCCACGTGGCATATTCTGAAAGTTAGGATTGCGGCTCGAAAGGCGACCCGTCGCCGTAACACACTGCATGAACTCTGGATGGATGATACCATTCTCATCAACATTGTTTTTCATCCCTTCTACAAAAGTATTGAGATAAGTTCGTAGGGCGTTGTACCTGATATAGGCAGTAGCAAATTCTTTTGCATCACCTGACAGTTCAATAGCCCTGTCCTCTAGGGTAGTCTTGTCAGTCTTGAATCCGGCAGCAGCAGTATCGTATGGATCACGGGGTACCAGTTTGAATCCGGCAACCTCTCGCGTTGGTGTGTAGATTACCCCTGCACCATTACAAGGCTTACAAATACGCAATGCTTTACTGGGTTCACCATTCTTATTGACGGGGCGTACTCTGCCAAAACCAATACATCCTGCACACCTACTGCCAACAGTCTTGCGAACCACCTCTGTCATGCGGCGTACTGTAGAAGCAAACACAGTCCTTTTCATGCGAACACGCTGCTTTGGTTTCATAGTGGCACCACGCATCTCGTGACCCAAGTTAAACACACGCGACCACTCCTTCTTATCAACGACCCTGCGTGAGTAGAGAAGGATGCTACGATCATCGGGGCTGGCAAGATTGATGGGAGTGTCCCCCATTGCTTCCCGCGCCATGTCATTCAGGCGTATCTCCAGTTCTTCTAGCTCTGCCTGAAACTCTGTCTCAATTTCTTTTAGTGTGGTTAGGTTAACCTTAAGTCCGTTACGCTCTATCTCAGTGAGCGTTTCGGTCATCTCAAGCGAAAGCCTTAACGTCGGTAGTAAAGTCCGTTCCATTACATAGTTCCTCAAATGTAGTGCCAAAGGCATCAAGCTGTTTCAAGGCCACCTCTTCTGTGGCGAGTACGTCAGCTTTTCCGTACTCTTCTACTATTTCCCACGGTATGTCGTAGAATGTCTTGCCGTCCTTGAGGTACGGCGAAACGAGGTCTTTCTCTTTTTGGGTGACGTTATACTTTTCTGCAACAGCAGCAAGTCCAAGAGACCAACGCTGGGCTTTCGCCAAAATATATTCTGCAACCATCGTATCATAGACTTCCCCATCGTAAACAAACCCACACTCTCTAATCCATGATAGATCAAACTTGATGTTGTGTCCAACAATCATGTCAGCCTCATCTAGTGCTTCTTGAAATAACTCAGGTGCAAAGTCGTGGGGTTCCCTGTCTGCATGGTAGTAGCAGTGGTAGTGTATGTGAGGTGATGACAAACGTTTGTACCCAATAGATACGAGGCGATTGCCAAAGTAGGGTAGGGCTGTTGTCCCGCCCGTTTCTTTCTGTATGTGGGTTGTTTCTACGTCGAAGGTTAGTACGTTCATTTTTTTTCTTCCTGATCGATTGGGTCTTTATAACCATACCACTCCACATCTGTACCCATTTCTAGTCTACAGCCTAAAGGAGATAAGTCGCAGTTAGGCCAGCTAGGACATCCTAGATGTTCATCCACCCTCTCCATGCGAAATATTCTGTATTTTATAAAACTTACTATAGGAGATATAAATGCCCAATGCAAATACTCACGCAGGGTCATAGTTTCTCCTGTATTAAAATCATAAAACTCATCATTAATAACACAATATATTGATTCAATATGAAGTCCAATATGATCGTGTACAAAGTTGCAAACTTTATCTGCCACCCTGTATTTTAAACTATTTTCATCCCAGCCCAAATCATTTGGATCAAAACGATTTAGGATAAAAGTATATGTTGTCATCATCCACTCGTGTTTCTTACTCATACTCTTTCCTTTGGTTCTTACTATGAACTGAGTGACAGTTGGCACACAACACACGG